ATACAACATATATATCCATCTATTTCCAAAATTGTAACATTTTCATTTTTTAGTAATGTGACTATTTTAAATTATTTTTCAGTTTTTAAAATCTATCTTCTTCTACTTCTTCTAGCTTCTTTAACAGTCTTTTTTTCTTCTTTTATTTCTTCTTCTACTTTAATATCTATAGAAGCAGCAACAAATGCCCTCTCGTAGTCTGGTAAATCTGTATATTCATGTGGCTTCCATTTGAATTTATGAAGGCAATAATGAGTAATACTAGCATCATAATCGCCTCCTTCAATTAGTTTTTTGCTTCTTCTACTTTATCCTCAAAAGTCCTATCAAAACCATTTACCTCTCCTACTTCACTTGAAAGGTCTGTGTATTCACCAGGAGTTAACATTGTTGTTAATAGTTCCTCTGCTCCCATTACACCATAGCTATTTTGAAGTTCTGCATCATGTAAATCTGGAAATACTATAGTTTCTACACACAGTTTCAAAGTATAAGTATTGAAATCTGTTTCACTAGTGTATTGTCCTGTTGCCTTTCCTTTTTTTCCTATAACAGGAACTCTTATGGCTGAATTTTTTCTCAACTGTCTATCCCTATCTGAATCTATTGCTTTAAGTTCCCACTCTATTGGCTTTCCATCTTCACCTATAAACCTTTCACTTGCCACATACTTTCTATTCTCTACTTTTATTGCATTTTGACTTAAAAAAGCGTTTAAATCTCCCATATTATTCTACCTCCATCACCAAATATTTTGTTTGTTTTTCTATTGTTATAAGATTATCTTCATCTAATTTAATTTTTATTTCAATAGGTGCTAACGATGAACCTTCAATGGTATCAAGTGCTAGTTTATCCGAAATATCTATAAGAAATTTTCCTGCTTTCTTATACACCTCACTTACACGTTCCTCCAAAGGTATCTTTTCATTGTAACTAAAAGAAATTGAATCTTTCATCTCATATTTATCTTTAATTTTAACCATCTCCTATTCTTATAAATAAAAAATACACATCTATAAATCATAAATGTGCATTTTACTCCATACCATTTGCTATATTAAATTTCTCAACTATTTTCCAATTCTCAAAAGTAAAATCTACATCCTCATCCAAATATTCTCCATCAGCGTCAAATTTAGCAATTATACCTGAATCTAGGTTACAATCTTCAAGTATTATAGTTTGACGACCTACTGAGCTTGTTGGGTCTTCATTAGTAATTTGCATATCAAAGTAAATATCCTCACCTGTCTCTTTATATTCATATAATAACTCTCTAAAAATAGAAGTATTATAATAAAATGTTGCACTCCCTGAAAATTTACTTCCTGTACTTTTATTTCCTTTTGTAATGCTACCTAAAATTGGCATCTCACTTTTATTTTTTTCCATCTTAGCTTCTAAGTTAATAGCTTGCATAAAATTATATCTTTTACCTTTTATTGTTACAAAACACTCAGCTTTAGAACCACTTAAAGCATCTCTAACATTCATAGTAATATTTTTAGACATCTATATCACTCTCCTTTCTTAACTAACTGAAACAGTCATATAAAGCTTACTCATAGCACTAATAACCTTAACAGCATCACTTACTACAACAGTCTTCTTGTCGCTTCCAGGTTCTACAGAAACATCATCAGCTTTGAAATCTTCTATTGCTCTCATATTTTGTAGTTGTTCATGATGCTTAACTACATCATTCCAAAACGAGATACGACCAGATTTATCATTTGGTACTTCACCCAAGTACTTTGTATTAAACAAAGTCGCTATATCATTAGCAATCTGGTCAAGTACTCTAATACTTTGATTAGATGAAAAATCATCATTCTTCTCGTCTGTAAAACTAACAAAAGTATTTATATCCTCTAGCACATGGACTTCATCTCCAACCTTGTGGAATATAAACTTACCAGTTTTTAAAGCTTCTTCTAAATGTATTTGAGTGTAATTAACATCTACATCAAACTCACCATCATACTTTTTATTAGTGTTAGATTTATTTATGTCACATCCTGCTATAGCTCCAGTAGTCCAATAAACTAAACTAGATTCTAATAACCCAGTATCTTTAATCTTATTTTCTACAGATACTACACCTTCATAATCTGCATCATTTTTCTTATATAATACAGTCTGAAACTTTGCTCCTACCTTATCTCTCATTCTCTTTGTAAATTCTACAAACAAACTTTTAATCTCTGTTGTTGTAGCCAAACACCCTAGTGCATTAAATGAATAACTTTCTATTTTATCTAAGAAAGCTTGGTACTCTGCTCCTGTAACTGATTCTCCATTAGTTCCACCAGTAAATACAAGTCCTGCACTTGCTTCTAATGTTGCATCCTTTTTCCAAATGACATAATCATTATCTTCTAAATCTGTAATAACTTTTGCTATTTGAGTATCTACCTTCTTATTATCCAAAAGTGTTACAACATCAAACTTAGTGTTATCATCAATATTTGTTGTAACTACTATCTTCAAATCATTACCTCTTATTCCACTATATTTAGCAGTAGCAATAGTGCAACTAGCTTTAACACCTTTATTTAATTTATAAAAATAACCTAATCTTATGTTTTTAAATAAATCTCTCAAACCTTTTAACTTTTCATGTGTATAATCATATCCAAAATACTTTACTGAATACTTCTCAAAATCATCACTTGTTACTTGAAATACTTCTTCATCAATACCCCAATCGAGTTCTAAAGGCATAGCAACAATACCTCTATCAGATAATGAACTAGTTGCCCTCTTAGCTGAGATAAAATTTATATAAGCACCTGGAAGTATTTTATTCTGTGTTACAAATGTTCCTCCACCTAAAGCCATCTAACTCACTCCTTTCATAAATTTATTTATCATATCCTCTACCTCTGAGAAGGAATACAATTCATCTTCTTTTAAAATTGCATTTAACAAGTCTTTTCTATTTACATACTTCTTAGAATTAACTATCTGCTCTTTAGTAAACTTATAGTCATTAGATTTTTTATCTAAATCATTAGTTTTCAATACTATCACCTCTCTTTAACCCACCAAATAATTCAACATCATTCATTTTTTCTGTATTATTACTTTTTATAGTAAAGTAATTATAATCAACGAAGAAATGAAGTACATTATCTATAATTTCATAGTTCATATTTGTACCTCTAACTAAATCTTCGTTCACGTTTATATACTCTAATTCCTCTAGTAACATTTCAGCTACCTCATTTATTTCAAATGATTTATCATTACTTTTTGGAAAATAATGTACATCAAAGGAATTTTTCTTTAACTCTCTAGCATTTGGATACGATACTTTACTCGAGTTTATAGGAACAATAAAAAAACAAGGTTCATTTATACCTTGCTCTACATCTTCACTGTAAATTGTATAACTCTCTCCAAACGATTTATCTAATTTTACTGATATTCCATCAATTATATTATTAAGCATCAAATACCTTCTTTAATAAAATCATTAATTTTTTCTCTATTATTGCATCTGCTTCTCCTCTTAATTCCATTACTGAAATAGTCATCATATATTTTCCTTTTACCAAACCTTTAAGGTTTCTAGTTCTATGTCCAAACTCAACATGGCTGGCATAGGGTGTTGGGTTGATAACTTCTATAACATAATTATCTCCAACTTTAGTAACAGGAAGTTTCCTAGCATAAGCTATCCCACCCCAACCTTCTTTTAGAGTTCCAGTCTTTTTTGGTGTACGTCCAGGCTTCCTAGCTTTACGAACAAGTCTTGCAGCTAATTCTCTTGCACAATCTTTTAAAAATTTATCAAGCTGACTATCTTCTAGCCTTTGCAACTTTCTTTGTAGCTTCTTCAATTCTTTAAAATCAACACTTCCACCTCTAGCCATTACGCTTTATCCTCTAGTAATTCTAAGATGATTTCTTGATGGTTTGGATATATGGCAGGTTCTCCACTTCTTATATATTCTTTTGTAATATTATTTTGATTAGTTATAATAAGTTTTGAACCTGCTTTAACGCTTATATTTGGAGATATAAAGAGTTTAATAGTTTGTGTAAGTTTAGCAACTTCCCCTTGTTCTGTTGAAGTAATATTCTTATATGAAAGCTTACAAGATTGATTTTCCAACACTACTATTTCTTTGTTATTAGTTCTCTTTGTTATAGGGTCTTTAATTGGCTGATACTCAACTATAGTACATTTATCTCTATATAGCATTTCTATTGCTTTTCTAGTTTTACTTACCATCTTAAGCACCTAAAAGTTAATATCTTATTCTTACCATAAGTTAAAAGATAGTTTACAAGAGTGTCAAAGCGTTGTTCTGGTGTTTGAGAGCCACTTCCTATAGCAAAATCTACCTTTGTATCACCTTCTGATATAGACTTTTCTACAGCTTCAAAATTAAGACTATCTATATCTAATTGACCCATATTTTTTTTAGTAAATAAGAACTCTCCAACTATCATATCAATTTCAATTTCTTTCAATTCAATTGGCATAGTTTTTATATTACAATCTAGTTTAATAATATTTTCTATTTTTTCTCTTACAAAACCTATTAACCACTTATCTCCATCTTTTAATATATATCCAAGACTTTCAAGTCTTTTTTCTATTTCACCAATCAGATTATTTTCCATAATTTTCACCTACTTTTTAGTAAGTTTATTTTTCTCTTTAAGCTGCTTATTTTCTTCTTCTAAAGACTCAACTTTTGACCTTAAAATATTATTTTCAGCTATTAAATCTTTTACATTTAATGACTTGCCATACCTTACTACCTTACCAGTTTCATCTATCAAATCATATCCCATCTCTAAGAAATCATCTATTTTACACTCTTCTATGGTTAATATTCTATTTAATTTCCTTACTTGTGCCATTATGCTCCAGCTCCTTCAACAACAAATTGTATTGCATCAGCTTTTTTATTTAATATAAATACATCCTCAAAACTTTCTTCAAAGTAGAAGTATTTTCCCTCTGTAACTGCTGTTGGTTCGTCTAACTTAGAGAACTGATAAGAAACAGGTGTAATTATTGCACTTGGGTGAACTAAGGACATAAAGATTTGTTTAGCTCCTGCGCCTACTTTCCATCCAGTTGTAAAATCATATGCAGTTTTCATTAGATTAGATGGTACTTTAATTATTTTAACTGTGTCAATATCTGTGGTTTGTCTATTTAAAGAAGTTCCACCATCTTTTATGTTTACTGTTCTTTGTATCTCTTTTGCATTTTTGATAAGTGTATTTACTACTGGAGTAACATACAATATTCTTCCATTTTCAGGTACTCTAGCTTCTGTCATTTTTTCCATTAACTTATCAAATACTTCTAATACGTTTGTTGTTGTAAGAACAGTTGTATCTGCTGTGTTACCTAATGCGGTCCAATCAGCATATATTTTAGATATACAGTAAGCATCCATCTCTGGAAACTTTTGTTCCTCATTATATACTTTTGTTATATTGCCTATTGAAGCCACATAATTAGTTTGGTTTATATCTGCTGGATGAACCAACGTTGACCATTTCCTTTGATTAGTTAATACCTTAGGTTCCCAAGCATTATCATAGTTTCTTTGAGCTACTGCTATTGTATCTCTGTTTGAATCTACTCTTCCAGTTGTAGATATAGTTGGTATTTCTATTGTTTTAGAACCAGTCCATCTATATCTTCCATTATTTGGTGTTGCATACAAATCCCCGAAGTTTAAAGTATAAGGATATGCTTGTGCTAAAACATTTGAATATTCTTTTGCATAATTTAGTGCTGCCATTTTATTTCCTCCTATTTATTATTATTTTCATGAGGTCTTACCCCAGTAAAATTAAAACCAAAATCATTTATCTTAGGCTCTTGCCCTGGTGTTATAGTATTTATTTTAGGTTCTTCACCTTCTAGTGTTGCATTAAACAAATAATCTTTATCCTGTTTCAAAGGGTTTATTTGCTCTTCAAAAGCTTTTTGTCTATCTTTACTATTTCTTAGTGCTTCCATGTCTAAATGAGCTTTTAATGCTATTTCATCCCTACATTTAACAGACTTAAAAGCATCACCTAACCAGTAATTAAAGTCTTTTTCTTCAATTTCTTTTTTGTAGGTTTCTTCCAAAGTTTTCTTATCAGTTTCATAAGTTGTTTTTAGATTCTCTACATCTTCTTTTGTCATACCTCCTTCAAACTTTTTAATAGTTTCATTAGCTGTATTAAGCTGTGTTTCAAGATTTGTATAATCTTCTTGAGTAATTGTAGTCTCTTTTATTTTCTTTTCTATAGACTTTTGTAAAGAAGCTACATCAATCTTGTTATCCTCTATTTTTATTCCTTCTAGCAATTCTTTTAACCAATCCATTTTAAATGTCTCCTTTCATTTTTTACAAAATAAAAAAGTCCTTATAGACTTTTATCTAATGATTTATTTAATTCTTCTCTTACTCTCTTTAAAATTTCATCAGAAACTTTATCTATATTAGCTTTATTTTCTTTTTTTAATTTATTACAAAGAATACCTACATTAAGATTAGCAATACAATTAATAACGATTTGTACTACACAAACTACAACTATAACTTGAGTTAATATACACATTAAAATCATCTTCCTTTTTTATCTAATAATTTATCTTAATTTTACCTTCTTTAGCAAAACGTGCTTTTATATCCTTATATGCTATCTCTCTTATATACTCCAAATCCTCATCAGAAAGTTGCTTTGTAGGACTTTTTATTTTTATTTCATTAAGCTTTCCTTTTCCAAATACTCTATTTAAATTTTCTTCTAATCTATATACTACTTCATTAAATGTTTCAATTTCTTTTGTAGCACTTCTTATATTTTCCTCAAAATCTGTTGTATCTAGTTCTAACTTAGCTGAAAGTTCTAATTTATTTTTCTTGTTGTTATCTTTATTAATGTATCTATGTCCTTGTTCTAAATTTTCAGCATAGTTTGTTAAGTTTTCAATAGTTGCAGTATATTCTAATTTTTGATATGTCATTTCAAATATATCTGCTTTACATGGATATATTTCTCCTTTTACACCTTGTATAATGTAATCCCCTTTATTAGCTCTCATAGTACCTTCTAATGTCTCTAAATCACAACTTACATGTCCATTAATACATTTTTCTTCCATAAAATTACAAACTCTACTATTTCCAATAAACCATTCTGGTTCTATATCATAGCCTAATCTGAAAGCTTCCACTTCGACTGGTTTCTTTTTAAATTTAGTCATTATTCATCCTCCTTAATTCCTATAAGTTCAAATGTAAATTTTGAGTCCTTTAATGGTATTCTTCTTAAACATTCTAATTCTTCATCAGAAAACTTTGTTTTTTCATCATCTAAATCCTCATAATGCTTTTCAAATTCCCCACATGCACAAGAATAGATTTTACCTTCACTATCTTTTATAATCCAATCTCCATTATTTGCTCTAATAACTCCATTTCCATACTTTATACAGATAGTTTTCTTTACTTGACCCTTACGATTCATAGAGTTTAAAGATTCATCAAGCCATATAATTCCCTTCTCAAAAGCTTGATAAAACCATCTAGGAGTGTTTGGACTTCCTAACATCCATTTAAAAGCTTCTACTTCCTCATATTTCTTTTTAAATTTAGCCATATTACTTATCCCCCTTTAAATTTTTAATCATATCTTCATTGCTAACTAGTAAAGAAGATATGATAAATATCACACCTAAAATAAAATTAAGTAGTGGAAATAAAGCCATAAAAATAAAATTACACTTTCTTCTTACTTTTTTATTTTTAAGAATCTCAGTCAATTCCTCATTACTATCAATCTTCATTTTAAATAAATAAAGCCCTGTACAAAACACAATTATTGATAAAATATATAATTTAAGCATTTCAAATCACCCTCTCAGTAAACTTTTGCATAATAAAAGCACCTACTAATTAGTCATTTAGCAAGTGCTTTTATTCTTTATTATTAATCTTTCTTTCAATTATTTTTCTTCTAATTTCTTGTGCTTCTTTCACTTCTTCTTCTGTTAATGTTCTTTCCCCTACCACTTTAGCTTGTGGTATTTCTGTCCATCTTGGTGATGAAAATATTTCTTCTTTATCCTTTTTCATATTATACCTCTTTCATTGTTATATAATGTTTGCCATCATATTCAAAATTATCAGTAGTTATAAATTTACTATTCCTTTTAAATAAAATCTCTGCTTCTTGAGGATTATATTTTCTTATATCCTTGCCATTTGTGCTTATAATATTTAATTCAACTTGACCGCTTGGATTGTATTCCCCTTTACTAGATGTAGATATATATTCATTATATACTATTTCCTTACCTATTTGATGTTTATTTAAAAAGTCTATTTTTTCTTTTTCATTAAAGAAATACAAGGACCTATTCACATTTCCCTTATAATTAGGCATCTTATCTAATGCACTATCTAAGTCACTTATAAAATTTTTATCTTCACTTGTTAATGGTAACCCTCTTCTAAGCTTCTCATTAATTTTATAAGAATCACTACTTATATATTTATTAATTGCAAGTTGTTCATTATCTGATAGCTTAATGTTTTTATTAATGTATTTCTCATACCATTCTTTATACTTCATGCTAGATGGAACATAATAAGTTTTTCCATCTTCTCCTCTTGCTGTTCTATATCCTTCTTCATCTTCAAACCAAGGAGTAGTTGTTGTACGACATCTAGGATGAAAGGGTGGAGCTGTTATCCCAACTTGATAATCCTTCATATCAAATACTTTTCCATCTAACTCTCTACATATATTTGATGTTTTTAAATCTAGTGTGGCAATAATCTCATACTTTTCTACATCTAAATCATTAAAACAATCTTTTCTTGAAGCTGATGCAAAGAAAGCTGATTCAGTCATTATTAAGTTCTTAGCTTGTGACTTAGATACATTAAATCTCTTAGCAAAGTCATTTACTAGCTTCTTTGGATTTTCACCTCTAATAATTGATTGAGTTAGCTTAGTATGTAATTCATTTACTAAAGCAGGTCTATGCTTACCCCAAACCCTTTCACTGAAGTTTAATCCATCACTAGTCCAAGACTTAGAAATAACTTTATTTATTCTGTTAGTATCAAGACTCATTAAACTCCAACCAACCTTTACTCCTTGTTGAACATTAAAAGCTGTATGATAGTATCCACTTGTATAAATATCTCTCATTAGTTTATCAATACCATCAAGTTCATTTCCATATAAAACTTCTACTTGTTGCTGTATTTGTAACTTTAAAGCTTCAAGTCTTGTTATATGAACTCTTGCACTAGCATTTTCTAACTCTTTCATCCACTTTTGATTTATAGCATTTTCTTTACCATGTCTAATATACTCTTCGACACTCCATTTAAACTCTTCTAGTTCTCTTGTATTTAGTAGTTTCTTAGCTTCTAATAAAGATATTCCTTCATTTTTGGCAAATCTGTTGTACCATGCTAATATATCTTTTTCTATACTATTCATAGCTAGTTTATATTGCTTTTCTAATTCAAGATAATATTTTACACTTTTGTTATTTTGAGCTTCTTCTAATTGTTCAAATCTCTTTCTCCAATAATCTTTATGTTTCATCTATAACACCATCTTGATTATTAGGAATTAAATCATCATACTCTTTTTGAGTATCTTCCTGTTTTTTAAGTCTCTCAAGTTCGTCATTAACATCCTCGACCCAAGGATGGTTAGAAACAATAGTTTCATCTGATACAATTCCAGTTGATTTAGCTGCCATATCTATCTTTTCAGCTTCATTTATTATCATAGAGTGATTAAAAGTAATTTGAACTGTTTTATAATCATAGCTCTTACTACCACTTATCTTTAAATACTCACATACAAACCACAAAAGTTCTCTAATTGCTTTTTTAAACTTCTTTTCAGTTTTGGAACATTTTAAGTCAAGTAGTGAATATAAAAATTTAAGTGCTACACCCGATTTGTCACCTGTGTTTTGAGATTCTGGATTAACTCCTTGACCAAAGATAATTATATTCTTTTCCAATCTATCAAGAAGCTCCTTTTTAGCTTCAACTGGTATATTTATCTCTAGTTTATCAACTCCACCTCCACCATCTACTTTAATTGATTTATAGTATCTTATATTATCTATAAACTCTTGTAGACTTGTTCCTGGATATTCTTTTAATACATAAATAACCTCTTGTATTTCATCTAAGTTATCTGCTAGTGTAGAAATATTATTGTCATATATATCTATTAATGATTTATAGAAATTTAAATCTGATACGCACTTTTCATTATTTTTAAAAGGTATAAATGGAACTTTACCCCATCCCTGTTCTTTGTTATTTATTCTAAAATGACCTTCTTGTATATCAGTCATTTTTCCATATTCATCATATAAAAATTCTTGAATAAAACTATTACCTCTTTCAATAAAGTAAGTTACGTCATTTTCTGTGTAGTACTCAACTCTTTTTATTTTATTTCCATCTATATCTTCAATATAATAAAACCTAATAAATGCAACTAATTCCCTCTGTCTTTTACTATCCCAAATAGGAATTGCTTCTTCAGCAGGTATTATTACATATTTAAACTCACCTTTTCTATTAATATATGGATGTAACCATTCAATACCTTTGTTACTAGCATTGAGGTAGAGTTCTGTTATTGTATCGTCAAATTCTTCTCCTAGTAAGTCATTTAAAAGCTTAGTGAGATTATCATCATCTGCATTAAATACTATGGGATTTCCGACACTATAGCCTACCTTTTGGTCAACTAAAAGCTTATGGTAGTTGTTAATTGCTTTATTATTAACTTTAGTAAAATCATCAACCTTAGCTCCATCTAAGAGATAATATCTTCTCTTATTGTTTATATCTGCATTGCCATAATAGTATTCTTCACCTTGTTTATATTTCTCTGGTCTATGTTTTAAAATATAATGCTCTATAACTTTTACTAGGTTAAAGGTGCTCTCTTTTTTTAACTGAACTTTTATTAAATCTGTTTCACTTATATAAATATTTAACGCCTCCTTTACTTTAAGAAGCTTATTCCATTATTTTTAAGCTTATTATCTATAGAATATCTAAGAGCAGCCATTGCATCATCCATAAACTCAACTGGTTCATCAAGATATAATCCAGTTCTTTCGTCTTGTTTCCATTTCCATTGTTGTATTTCTTTTATGGTATTAGTGCAACTAGGATGTACATGTATTCTTAATTGTTTCAAATAATCTATTTGAGCTTTAACACTTCCTGGTCCTTTTTTAACTCCTTTAGCTTTATATCCTGCACTCTTCCACATCTTAATTCTATCTGGTTCAGCACTATCACAGTACATAAATATATTCTTTTCTAAACCTTTACTGTTTGCAATCTTTATTATTTCAGATGTATCCATTTCATGTACATATATTTCGTTACATATATATAACTCTCCATCCTTAAAACCAATTCTGAGTACTACATTTGCATGATTAAAGCCAAAGTCTTGTGACAGTCTCATATTATCAAAGTATTCAAATTCTGTAGGAAATTCATGTATAACATAGTTTTTAAGTATTGCTCCACCAGTTTCTCCCCATTCTCCAAGACCATAGACTTTGTACCCTTCTGGGTCTTGCTCTTTTCTCATTTGCATTCTTCTGTAGTAAGCCTCATCTATGAATCTATTTTGTAGATAAGTACTATGATGAGTAAATATATCATCATTTTTATAGTCAAAGTACTTTCTTTTTATCCAATGAGTAGCTGAGACTGGATTAAATGTAAATGTCATTTGATAGTATAGGTTAGGATTAGTTAAAATACCTCTTAAACGGTCATCTAGTATGTCTATGTCACTTTCCATAAGTTCTGTAGCTTCTTCACACCAAACCCATGTTAATTTTCCTTTCGAGAAGTTAATTGATTTTAATTTTTCTCTTTGTTTTGCATCATTAACTCCTCTGAAAATTATAGAGTTACCAGTAACTTTACTCTTAATTTCTAAGGGATTTAAAGTAGTTTTCCAATACTTATCAGCTTGTTTACCATAAATACGATTTATAGCTCCTGTAAGCTCTGCATACGTTGAATACTTATGTGTAGCTTCTGACTTTCTAACTACTAATAGATTAGCTCCTTGATACTTCTTATCTCCTAACTTTAGTATATAGTCTTGTGCTACATTAACAGATTTTCCACTCCCTGCTGAACCTTTCATTGCTCTGTATCTTTTTTTAGTAAAATTAGCTTCCTTGAAATCTGGATTAAAATTTACTCTAACTATCATTTCTATCACCATAATCTACACTTATTTTCAACTCATCATCTCCAATGTCATCTTTACTTAGGTTATCAACTTCACATTTCAACTTCTCAACTCTTGTTTTCTGCTCCTCTGTAGCCAAATTCCAATCCTTATGAATCATTTCATCA